TGCTGACTCACATCTCGTTATTTCCTTGAATGTATAATCATTATACCTATGATTGGTGTCATTGTCAAGAGGTAACATAGTGCTGCAAGAAATAAATCGTTAGATAACAAAGTTGAAATCGTCATCATCGTCCTCGTATGTAGAAGGTTCTTCAAACAGTTCTCTCATTTTAAGTTGTTTCACTCGTTCCATCAACTGTTTGTAAAATTCTCGGTTTTCGTCTTGTTCATTCATCTCCCAAATATTTTTTAAGAGGATCAGTTTTTGTTTTTACTATTTCACATGCTCTTTTGTAGAACATATTATTCATATTACCAGATTTTTCAAAAGTTTCTTTAATTTTTACCCAGTTATTATAAGTGTGTTGATCCATTTAATGTGTTCTATATTACTACTATATTATAGTATTGCACATCTGAATGTGAACTTATGTTTGCATTTACACACAAAGTCTAACGTATTTCAAAATCTAATTTGCGAATTTTACGATTTCTTCTGGATTCTTGATAAGCAAGTTCACTGGGAGAAAAAAAACTTTTTTGTTGTTTTTCTTTGTTTGATTTTACCATAACAATTTTACTTAAATCAACTGCAGTAACTTTATCTTCCATTAAAGACATCATATTAGAACATCCACAAGTTTGCATTTTGGATGAACTTTCTAATTCCACATTACATGCTTTACATCTTACTATTAACATTTTTTCAAAATTCTCCTATTAAATAATTTTATTGTGTAAATGATCTCAACATCCAAACAGATTTACCGTGCTTTTCAATTAAATCTTCTAAAAGATTTACAGTTCCCCTTTGACTCTGAGAATCTGCTTCTTTTGCAGTTTCACTAAGAAGACGAATCAAAGTTTCATTATCAGCAAGAAGATCCTTAACCATACCCATATCATCAAGTTTATTATTAGACTCAAGAATATGTGAAACTTCGGTAATTCTAGTCAAAGTACTCACTGGTTTAATATTTAGATATCTCATATGTTCAGCCAACCTATCAATCTCATCAAACATAATCTCATATTGATTTCCAAATACTTTATGAAATTGATAAAACTCAGATCCAACCACATTCCAGTGATAGACCCAAGTTTTCTGAAATAGCATAAAAAGAGTTGCCTGTGAATCAGATAACAACTTATATAACTTTTCCATCTTTAACCTTTTGATTATTTATATAGATATTAAATTAAATTTATTCGAGTATAATATCACTCCTTAGGACAATCGTCAACCCAAGGAGCACAAATTCTCATAGGAGGTCCAAGTAAACCAGCATCACCCGATTGGCGTTCTGGGTCTGGTGGTTCTTCAATGAATCTCGGTTCTGGTATTATAACCTCTCCCGAGTCTCCTGTCAAGTCTTCATACTCACGAATTGCTTTGTCTACAGTTCGTTCTGTTTTTCTTTCTATAATACCAGGATCTTTTTGTAGTTCTGGTATCAAAGAACTATCTGGGTCAAAGTGTAAAATAGTTTCATATACAATGTCCCAGATTTTTGCTTCTTCAATTTTAAAGATTCCAGCAAGAGCAGCAACCAATAAAGTTAAAATTACAATGGTCTTTAATGATGCCTTTTTTTTGCCGAAATGAAAATTAAATTTCATAGGGAGAATCCACTCCCCACTATTTAGATCACACAGTAGTATAACAAACTCTTACTACACCATTTCCAGGATTAGAAATACGAGAGAATGCTCCATAAGATAAATCTAATCCTCTTCCACTAACAAAAGGACCTCTATCATTCACACGAACAATTACAGATTTGCCATTATGTTGATTTACTACTCTCAATTTTATACCGAATGGAAGTGTCCTATGAGCAGTAGTTAATTGACTTGGATAAAATCTTTCCCCAGAGGCAGTTATTAGTTTTCCACTACTATAACCATATCCATCTTGAGGTGTTCCATAATAGGATGCGGAAGTACATCCACTTGCTGCTTGTGCTTGTGGAGTTGCCATTCCCAGTGTTGCTGCAGCGAAAAGAAAAGTTGAAAATAAACGCACTAAAATAAATTGAACTCTACATCCGTATAGAAGGGGGGTACACTCCTTTCTCAAGAAGCACCTTCCACGGCTCTAAATCATTTCCCGATGTGGGATTTCATATTATAAGTGAGTATTTATACTCTGTCAAGTTTCCTTTTCTAGAGAAAGGATATCAATTTCTTTTGTCTCAGGTTCAATCCATTCCACAAATTCTTGATAAATTGCACATGCATCATCAAGATTTCCAATATCTTTTTGATTTTTATAAACCTCTTCGTGAAGATTACCAATTTTATCAATTGCCCATTCACGAACATGTGCGACGATATCTTCAGTCGTCTTTTCCATAATAATCTTTCCTGAAGTAGGTTCCTCCACTATAGGATCACTTGTTACTTCCGTCAAGTGCTCCAAATATTTTTTAATCAATTTCAAAAAAGTTTAGTCTTTGCAGATTTAAGTGCTTTTTTTTGAAGTTGAGAAAACCTATCAGTACCACGTTCTATTGATTTTTCACCATACCATTTTTCCCTAGTTTTTGCATCTTTTTTTTGTTGTTTTTTTGATACCTTCATTTCCATAATACTATCTCTCCACTCTTCACTCATATTTACCATCATTACTTCTGCTGCTTCTAGTGTTTCAGCATATCCTTCATCTAAAAGATGTGAGAGGATTATGTCGTAGTAATCATAACTTTCTTTTGATTCTTTCAAATCATTATGATCATAGACTTTTTGCCTTTCATCTTGTTTCCAAAGTTTTGAGTTTATTGGAAGATTTTTGTGATTTTTCCATTTTCTTCTTTTTCCACCTCTAGTTCCAACTAAAGTTCCTTCAATATCTTCTATTTGCTTAAATTCGTGTCTCTTTCCTCTAGGTGTTTTCTTCCCCTTTTCATCATCGTGGGCCATCTTCAATTTACCATATCTTTCATAATCTTTATCAGTCAAATTAAATGTTTTACCACCAAAAGAAGATTTATGAGGTTCTTCAATTCCAATAGAAATCCTTTTTGCTCTATTCTTTTCTCTTGGAGTTAGTCCAGATTGAAGTGGTCTTTTTGGATTATCCCACTCTACCTTACCTTCAACAACTTCCAGATATGCTTCGTAAAGATTGTAAAGTTCTTGTCCGTCCATTTTTAATAATACTTTCTAGTTATTTATCAAAGTAATCTTTTCTAAAATAACGACCCAAAATATTTACATTATAAAAAGCAGGTGTTCCGTCCTCTAATGCTTCAGTCAAAACTCCGTTGGTGAAAAGTTGTCTTGTTTCTTCGTAGTTGGTTTTTCCTTTGGTTTTATGTAATGAGAGTATAGTCCTTGAAAAATTATCTTTCCCGATTCGATCAATATCTTCCTTAAGTTCTGGACAAGATCCATAGTATTTCTTCCAGTCAGATTCTGATTTTACTTTACGTTTCTTTCCTTTTGGTGTTCTAAACGACCAAAAATACTTCCTGCCAAGGTATTTTCGTTGGTTTGTGAGATTGGTAATGAGATAAACAAAACCAAAGTACTCCCCAATATCATTACTGGTAAAAGGGTTCCCATCATAGACCCAAGGATTTTCATAGTCAATATCTATATTCTTCAATAATATTAAGAACTGCGTTCAAATATTTATGAGCTAATTCTTTCTCACAATCTAAACAAGATTCTTCAAAAATTTGGTGCTTAAGTTTAAGAATTCTTGCTCTTATTTCTTGCTTTTTGATTTGATTTCTTGGCATAAAAATAGGAGGTAGCAACACCTCCTATTTAAGCATATTTTTGCCACTTTGTCAGAGTTTAAATCCACTAAATGTGTCTTTGCTGACATCATGCTTAATACCACCAACAATATAAGATTCGTTTTCCGTTTCCTGATTCGCCGTCTGAAGTCCCTTAGAAGAAATCCAATGTGAAGTCCAAGGAAGTGGATTATTCTTTGCGGGAATATCATAAACTGGTTTTAATCCAATTCCCTTTAATCTTCTATTTGCTATCCACTCAATATATTGATGAAGAAGTTTATCATTCAATCCAATCATGCTTCCATTCTTAAAAAGATATTCTGCCCATCTCTTTTCTTCATTCACAGCACGATCAAACATCTTATAAGTCCACTCTTCTTCTTCTTTAGCGATTCTTTTCATATCAGGATCATCACCCTGTTTCCACTTATTAATAATATTTTGAGTGATTGCTAAGTGTTGATTTTCGTCTCTTGCAATGAGACTAATGATTTTAGCGGATCCTTCCATAAGCTTAAGTTCACCGAAGGCGAAAGAACAAGCAAAACTAACGTAGAAGCGAATACCTTCAAGAATGTTAACATTTGCAATTGCTCTGTATAATTTTCGTTTAGTTTCATACAATGACTCCTGTGCGTAAGTAACTCCTTCAAGTTTATGAATCCAGGTGTTAGAAGAGTCATAATGATGAGCAGATTCTATAAATTGATTATAAGAATCTGTAACACTTTTTGCACGTTCTAAAATATATGGATCATTGATGATAGTATCAAATACTTCAGATGGATCAGAATAAACATTTTTGATAATGTAAGTATATGAACGACTGTGAATCATTTCCATAAATTCCCACACAGTCATACAAGCTTCCAATTCAGGTATTGAACAATATGGAAGAAATGCAAGTCCAGGACCACGACCTTGAACCGAATCAAGCATAATTTGATACTTCAAATTTGAAGTATAGATGTGTTTTTGCTCTGGTCTAAGTGTCTGATAGTCTCCACGATCCTTTTGAAGTGAAACCTCTTCTGGTCTCCAAAAATACCCCAATTGTTGTACTGTAAGTTTCTCAAATATGGGATACCTGTAGCTATCATACCTTTGGACACCCAAAGGTTTACCGAAGAACATTGGCTGCTTTCTATTATCGACTTGATCTGTGTTAAAAACAGTCATACCTTTAACTGAAGTGTTTTGTTCCTCTTTTGATTTAAAATCGTACTTCATTTAACTCCTTTTACAAATTTATCTTCACCATCACATAATCTATTTAAGTCTATAAAATATTTGACTTTTATCATACTACAGGTTTATGTGTTTGTCTATTCAATTATTTTTTTAGTGTCAATTTCTCTTTTAAATGGTACAACTATCACAAGTTGTTTCATCAGACTCCATAATATCATTAACAAGTCTCTTAATTTCTACATCTTTATCAATAACTTCATCAGTTTTAATATCGTAGGTGTTTTGATAATAGAGTGTTTTCCAACCAACTGAGTAGGCACGAAGTAAATCACCAGCAAGAACACTTACAGGAACCTCATTATTTGGATAGTTCTCTGGATTATAACTGGTGTTACCAGAAATTGCTTGATCAAAAAACTTTTGCATTAAAGCAACAATGTTAATATATCCCTCATTAGATTTCATATTCCACAAAAGTGTGTAATTATTTTTTAAGGTAGAATATTGAGGAACAATTTGCTTAAGAGGACCTTTCTTAGACTTTTTAATTGAAAGGTAGTCTCTTGGGGGTTCAATTCCATTTGTAGCATTAGAAACTACTGAAGAAGACTCTGAAGGCATTTGTGCCGACAATGTACTATGCCTCAACCCATATTTTAATATATCATCTCTTAAAGCATCCCAATCATGT